CGTTCGGCAACGTCACACTCGGCGGCGTCGGACACGTCCGCGAGTAGCCGTAACCGCTCGAATCAGGCTCGGGAATGTCAAATTCATCATCGCCGGGGCCGGCATCGGTCAGCGTATCGCCACCAACCACGTTCGAATCGTGCGTGCCTGGACCACCAAGGAACTCGATCAGGTCCGAATTGTCACCCTCGCCGCCGCCGCCACCACCGCCGGCTGCGATCTTTTCCAGCGCGCACGCTGCCTTCCACTGCTGCACCAGCATCGAATACTCCAGCGCATCGCATTTTTCACCGACACAAACCGGCGGAGACCCGCACGTGCCACCGCTAATGCTGCGATTCTTGCGAGTGTTGCAATCAATGCGCCATTGAATACGCGCCTGTCCGCACAAGATCGGACTACCGCTGCACTGGGGAGGCGTGCTGCAATCATCGCCGCCAGAGAAAAACTCTTCGTCGGCGCCGTCTTCGTTGCCATCCCCGTCATCATCCCGCTTACACGTACCATCCGGGCCGCGCACCTGACCGGCGGGACATTCATTATCAACACAGCTTCCGTCCGGACCGCGCACCTGACCAGCCGGGCATTCGTTCTCGCGCTTGCGACACGTGCCATCCGGACCTAAGACTTTACCGGCAGGACACGGCTCCGGAGCACATTGACCGAGACTGTTGACAGTCTGGCCAGCAGGGCATTGCGGCTCATTGGGTTCACAAACGTGCAATACCGCATTCCAAGTTCTGCCAGACGCAACACACCCGTCCGGATCCGGCCCCTCACACGCCAAAGAATTAGCAAACGTAGCGGTACTAGTACCGTCACCGTTCCTGTAAAAATGAACCACACAGCCAGCATTGCAAGAATACGAACCCGACAGCGGATAAAACTCGGTCACAAAATCGGGGCGCTTGTCACACGTTTTGCCCACGTCAAAACCAAACAGACCGAACAAATAGCAGGGGCCAGACTCTGTCACACACCGCTGGCCGCGATAATAATACGGACCCTCTAGAACACAACGAGAAAAAGGCAACTCAGGACGATTATTAATCGCGCGAGTAGCAGCCATGCACTCGAGGTATGCCTCGCCCTGATCACGAGCATATGCCTTTTCAGCGCCGAAAAATGCCAGCGCGATCAAAACGAACGCGCACGCAACAAGACGCGAAATCGCACTAGCGAACATACGCGAGAAACTCATCACTCACCATCGAAAAGGATGTAAAGAGCAACCAGCCACGCGCAAAGCCAGATCCAACCTTCCATGACATCATCCCCAGAAAAAAAGGCCGGAAGGGGGAACCTTCCGGCCTACAGCGGCACATTACATCGCGCGACGCACCCACTTATAGACCTTGATGCCCACCAGAACCAGCAGCACCGCGGAACCGATCGCCGCAATCGGAGCCGCGGCACCTTCAATGGCGCTCACGACGCCGGACACATCGACACCACCGCCACCACTGGCGAACGCGGCCGGAGCGACCAGAACCAGCGACGCGGACGGAACGATGGTGTACAGCTTGCTCTTGAACTTGCTCAGCATTGCTTTTTCTCCTCACGATTGATCAACGAACTTGCGAATCCGGCGAAAAACCCACGCGCTGCCCCAGAGCAACGCGCACGCAAGGCCGATAGCCTGCGCTTCCTCGATGCTCAGCGCCGGAAGACTGGGCATCTGAGGAACCCAAATTTCCTGCGCGCACGTGCCCGTCGAAGCGTCAAAATCACGATCAAGACAACCGCGGACCACGTACGCCATCACTCACCCCTTCACCGCGCTGGCGGTCGTAGTCGGGATCGGAATCAGGTGGATGCGGCGGCCGACCTTGAGCGACTCGAAGTCGCCCACTTCCAACGAGGACACGTCCAACAGGTACTTGCCCGGCGGGTAAGGCGGTTGATCGTCGCCCAGGTTGATGGTGAAGGGCCTCGGGAAGTCCTCGCCGGTTTCAATGGCCGCCCGCTGCTCCTTGAAAATCACTTGCGTCCCGTCCTTGCGCTTGACGACACGCGGCGTAACAGTGCCCGACTTGATGATGATGCAGTTCATGCGATTCGCTCCAGTTTCCATGCAAACAACCGGCCCTGAACAAACGAAACCCGCCACGGCGAGGGCCAGAATTCGCCGGTGAGTTTGTCAACGTAGCCACCCAAGGCTTTGCGGATATCGGCCAACGGGCCGAGTGCCTCGCGCGCACCCGTCGGAGCCTTCCACCACCGCAATTCGCGCTTCGACTCTTCACTCAGGCCGCCAACACCATGAGTGCGAAAGCCCTTCGGAAATGCTTCAGCCATCGCACCGCAAAACTTCGAAGCGTACTTCGCGAGATAGCCGACCGCATTCCGGGCTTTCTCAATCTTGGTCATACCATGCGGCCACCAGCCGCGCGCGTCCGGCTTGCCCAGGTAGTACCCGCGCGGAATCCAGATCAAGAGGTGATAGTGGGGACGCAATCGCTTAGTGAGTTCTCCGACCCAGAGATAACGCAAGCGCGCACGCCCGAGCCCCTTTCGTCGGTTAAAGCGATCGAAATGGCCCCGGATTCGTTTAACCAATTCGCTAACGTCACAAGGGCTTGCGTCACTTCCCTCTCGGTAGGTCGCAGTAAGCATGTACCACGCGCCACGGACCGAACCTTTCCGCGCTTCTTCGTCATGGAGCCTCGCTCCGGTGATGATGGATTTCCGAAGGCGCATCGCCCTGATGCGGTTCTTATCGAGTTCAACCGACACGCGGCAGAGGCGCGTGTCACTTGTTGAAGAATGGACAAGCCCAAGGCTCGCTGCGCTCGCCTTCGGAAACTTCGCGGCGCAGAGAACCGGCGCGACCTCGGCAGTACGAAGCGCAGCAGCGGCCAGGAGCGCGTCGCGATTGATGCAACTCATGCGATGCCCTCTTCGCACCACAAGCAGCGGCCGTCCTCGCTCAGAACCTCGTGGCAGACCGGACACTCGTCAAAGTCAGCCACCGGCTCGCCGTTGTACGGGTCCTCAACGCCGCACTCCGGGCACTCGTCAAGCTCGGGGTCAAGTTCGGCCCCGCAGTAGTCGCACTCAGGAATCATCAAACCTTCCTCTGCTCGCGATGTTGTGCAGCGCGCACCTCGCGCCTGGCGTTGCACACCAGCGCAGCGGCGCGATAGTCAGCGTCCAAGCGCTGGAAGCGGCGGAGACGGACGAAGCGGACGACCCCGGCAATACCGCCCACAACAAACGCAACAGCGATGATCAGCAGGACGACTGCAATAACGCTGCCCATGCCCTACCCCTGCCCCCCCGCACCCCGAAGACCCGCCCCGGCCGGGGGGGGAAGAGCCGGGGGCGGGATGACCAAGGCCATTGGTCACAAGGCACTGTATAAAGGGCTTGGTCACCTCAGTCAAGGGGCTTGGTCATGGAAATCGGAGAAATCATCGACCGCGCGAAAGCAGCCATCGGAGCCGAGAGCGACAGCGCGCTATCCCGCCACCTCGGACTCAGCCGAACCGCGGTAGGCAACTGGCGGTCAGGCGTCAGCCTGCCGGACCCGGTTTCCTGCGAGCGCTTGGCAGGACTGACCGGAATCCCGCTGGCACGGGTGCTGGGAATCGTAGGAGAGGCCCGCGCTCACTCGCGCGAGGAAAAGGCCGTATGGCGCAAGCTGGCGGCCTCCGCCACCCTCCTAGCGCTGGTGGTGCTGGGAAGCGAGCAGCAGCCCGCACAAGCGGCAGAAATCGGCGTCGAGGCCGACTCGGTGTACATTATGCGAAATCGCGGGGGCCTCGGTAAAGCACTGCGCTACCTCGGCCGAATCCTGCGGGACTGGTTCGGCTTCGCCCTAGGACGCGCCCGCAAGCCAGAAGGAAGCATCGAGGCCTTCACATGGATTTGACCGACTACAACAACAGGACGCCGTGCTGGCCAATGGGCCAGCCATGCCCGAACAAGTGCGCTGCGCAAGTGCACGACTTGATAACGCGGAACCATGTGCACTTGCACGGCCCGTGGGCCGGCTGGCGACTCGCCGGCCGCGACCTGGTCAGCCCAGACGGCATCAGATTCAGCCCCGAGCGACTCCGAGGGCTGGCATGGCGGCAAGAAGCAGAAACCCGCTTGGCCCACATCCGGGCCAAGCACCAGCAGCAAGAACCGCTGGTGACCGTGATCCGCGTCCGCCAGAACGAAATCGGACCCATCGCCAGCTAACGGACGCACAACAAGCGCGCACGCGCCGAAGGTGGGTCACCATGGGTGGGTGGTGAGCACGCCCGGACATACATCAACACCTGAACCCGGAACCGGGTCACAACCGTGGCACCGCAGGTGCGTTGCGAGGATCGCCCAGGAGCGGCTCCAAACTCATCATTGCCCGTGCGTAGGGGGCATTGCCCCCTACACCCCCTGTCGCTAACCTGCGGGCCCAGAAGCGGGGGGCACCATGGAACGAGAGCGACCGCCATATCTAGGCGAACTGCCGCGGGACAGGCGCGGAAATTGGGCCATATATGCACTCGCGGTAGCGTTATTAGCTGCATTGCTAGGAGGCTGGCGTATCTATGCGGACACAGTAGCCGCATGGCATACGCGATTCAAAAGTCCGAGCCGGAGCGAGCCCGCCACATCCCATGCGAGCCGGGCTCAGGAGATCCAGCGCCAACAGACCCTAGCCCAGATCAGGGCGCAGCGCGAAGCAGCCCAACGCCAAGCGACACAGCAACACAGCACGAACCGCCACGGATGGAAGTGCATCGATGGAATCCTCTTCCGCCCCCTACCCGGCGGCGGCTGGGAGAACGTGCCAGGCGAGAGATGCGCTACGTCGAGGCAATAGCAGCCAGCAAGATCAGGTGCGCAACGTAGTACCCAAGAAACGCCCACCGGACACGTGGCACGCGCACATTCAAACGCCCTAGCACGAACAGCAACGGCACCGACAACAACGCCCAGTAGTTGCCGTTGTAGAGGCACAAAGCGCCATATGCAGCACACAGCGCCACGGCAGCAACGACGTGACCCGTCCACGTCCTGGCGCCGAACCACAGACGCGCACCGAGCATCAGCGCCGGGCCGATCCACTGATAATCAACAAACACGCCGAGGACCGCCCACGCGACGAGCGCAGCCCATGCGCTCCGCGCAGTACAGACGTACAGCCCCAGAGCCAGCGAGAACAGCACATTCACCGGCAGCCAGTAACCGAACGCCAGCGCGTGAAACGGCTGAACGATCGCCCCAGCCACCAGCAAGCGGCGAATCGCCCGGCCAGCAGTCCCAGAGCGCGTATCCAACGCGGCGTTGTAGGCCAGCACCACGGCAAACACCGGGAACGCGACGCGCCCAACTTCCGACAGCCACTGTAGCGAGCCAGCGAACATGACCTTGTTCACGTGGTCGCCGGTCATCAAAACCAGCGCCAACCATTTCAACAGTTCACGGCCGCCAGACGTCATTGCACAAGCCCCGCACCATCAATAACGACTCCCGCACCGCTCGTAGACGCTGCCACGGCCTGCGGCACCTGGCCAACCTGATGCACCTGATCGCGCTGACGCTCACGGTACGGGTTATAAGGCGCACCATGACGCGCCACCGTGCGGCACTCGGCCTGACTCA